CTACAACGATTTCGGTCCGAAGCGCGCAGGACAGTTCATTAACGATATCCAGAACATTGTCACGAAGTACAACCTGTTCTCCGGATTCTCTGTCGGTCCTTCAGATCTGATTGTGAATGCCGAGACTGATCAGTTGATCAAGACGACGATGTCTGATTGTAAGCAGAAGATTGCGGACATTATGTCTTCTGTTCATGCAGGCACGTTCCTAAACTCTGACGGTCGCGAAAACGGCGAGGAACTGGAGAATCAGATCATGAAGGTAATTGGCGAAACGACGAATAAGCTTTATACTGAAGTGATGAACAAGCTGCCAAAAGATAACCGGATGTACCAGATGGTAAAGTCGGGCGCTAAGGGAAGTGATTTGAATATTGGTCAGATGATGGCTTTGCTGTCGCAGCAGCAGGTGGGCGGTAAGCGTATTCAGTACACCCTACAGGACCGCACGCTTCCCCACTTCCACAAGTACGATGACGGTCTAGAATCTCGTGGATTTGTAGAGTCCAACTTTATTGGTGGAATTCGTCCCGCCGAGTTCTTCTTCCACGCTATGGGTGGTCGCGAAGGTCTTATTGATACGGCTATCAAGACTTCGGATTCAGGGTACATCCAGCGCCGATTGGTAAAGACGATGGAGGATATTCACGTAGAGTATGATGGAACAGTACGTAACGTCAATGGCGCTATCGTGCAATTCAATTACGGCGGTGACGGAATTGATTCGGTATGTGTTGAGAAGCAGACTCTGCCGCTTGCTCTAATGTCTATGGAACAGATCTTCCGGGACTTCGCGATTTCCGCTGACGATATTTCGGCGGTTGTTAAAGGTGAAGTCAAGGAGTTCCACGATATGGTCGATAAGATTATTGAGGACCGTGATACGCTCGTACGTAACGTGTTCCGGTTCCGCAAGGAAGATACGGTATTTGCCCCAGTTCACTTTGAGCGCATGGTAGAAAAGTACCAGAACCCGTACTCGGTCAAGACGGATTTGACACCAGTGTACGTGGTTGACGAACTGGACAAGATGTGCTCACAGCCATTCGCTCGTCACAATAAGCTGTTCCATATTCTCTTGCGCTACCACTTTGCACCCAAGAAATCGATTATCAAGATGCGTCTAACCAAGGCGATGTTTGACGAAATGCTGAAGGATATTCATTTCCGGTACATTAAGTCCAAGGTTCATCCGGGCGAAATGGTAGGTACAATGGCTGCTCAGTCAGTAGGCGAGCCTACGACGCAGCTTACCCTGAACACCTTCCACTCAGCCGGTACGTCTGCTGCAAACGCTACTGGAGGTGTGCCACGTATTATGGAGCTTCTGAGTGCTTCTCCGAACCCTAAGACGCCTATTGACACAATTTATCTGGATGCTTCCGTAGCTGGATCGCAGGACGCAGCGATCGCTAAGAAGCGCGACATCCAAAAAACTACGTTGCGTGATATCACGAAGTCCGTGCGCATTTATTACGATCCTAATCCGCTGTCGGAGAACACGTATGTCCAAGAAGATCGCGACATTCTCCAGTCGTACCAGAAGTTCTCTGTAACAAATGGTCAGTTGTGTACGTCCCCCTGGGTAGTCCGCCTAGAATTTGACGATATGGAAATGGTAGCGCGTAACGTGATTGATATGACTATGATCGCAGCCAAGATCCAGAACAATCGTGTCCTGAAAGTGTTTGAGTGCATTCACTCTGATACGAATGCTCCTGGGAAGCTGGTGATGCGTATCGTGTTTGCAGCGGATGTTGTGAAGAACATTCTGGCTCTGCGATTCATTGAGGATAAGTTGCTGGATACTGTCCTAAAGGGTATTGAGGGTGTAGGGCGCGTATACCCCCGCGAAGTCAAAGACGAGCTGACGTACGATGAGAAGACTGGAGGGTACGTTGCGGCTCCACAGTGGGTACTGGATATTGAGGGTACGAATCTTCTTGATCTGTCAACGGTTGCGAACACTGATCCTCTGCGCTCGTTCTCTAACGATATTCATCAGATCAAGGATGTGTTTGGAATTGAAGCGGCCCGAATTGCCTTGATGCGCGAATTCAATACAGCGTTCGCTGGATCGTCAATCAATTACCATCACCTGATTACTCTCGTAGATGCAATGACGTACCCTGGCTTCTTCCTGAAGGCCGATCGTGCAGGAATGTCCAAGAACACGGAGAACGGTGTTCTGGCCAAGTCGTCGTTCGAGGAAACGGCCAAGCATCTCTTTAACGCTGCACTTACAGGTGAATCGGATAATATGCGCGGCGTGTCAGCCAACATCATGTTCGGACAAAAACCGCCATGCGGAACTGGGTTCGTGGATATCCTGATTGATGAAACGAAACTACCTGAAGGAACAGAAGAAGATCATGCGATCTTTGAAGAAGAGCGTCGTACAGTACATGAGATGCTGGAAAAAGAGTCAGAGAAGGAAAGTTCAATTTCAATGTCTGATCTGAACATGTTCTAAAGGAAAGTAGAACCCAGTTTTGGGACCTGCTTTAGTTTGAAAATTAAATTAAAATTTGGGATTGAACAATCTCGATTTTTAGTTCACGTTTAGTTGCTGTACGCCAGACCGCCCATGCCGCTCATGACGCGGAGAATATTGTAGTTCACGGCGTACACTCGCACATCCCACGTCGCATCTAGATCGGCGCTGATAGTCACACCTCCGGACATGTTCATTACGATCGTAGCCGTATCAATGCGCGAGAAGTTGCATGTGCCAGAAGGCTGGTGCTCCTCGGGGCGCAGAGCAAAGGAGTAGGAGTAAATACCGGGCTGGTGAATAGGTAAGCTCGTAGCCGTCTGTACGGTAGCAGAAATACCACTGTGGTGCTGGAACGACTGGACAGAGTTGAAGTAGTCGCCGTAACGGCGGTCCATACGATCCTGTCCGTTAATCTGGAGGTGCTGCTCGTAAACTGCATCCTGGTCGTACGTGAATGGCTGTAGACGAGTACCGCTGTAGGCCTTAGAAATCGAGCAGTTGGTGTACGACGTAGGCTGGACAACCCATACCAGCTCCTTGACGGGGTGGTTAAAGGTCAGGTCAATACGGTTGTTGTATGACGAAATGCCCTTATCCTCGTTGAACTGGGTCTGTTCGATCAGATACTCATGAGAGTTCTGCGCCATGCGGCGGCGCTCCTCGGTATCAAGGTAGATGTAGTCAATGTACACTGCTGCCTGAACGGGCTGCTTCAGTGACTTGGCGTTATTGAAGTTACCAGCAATAACCTGGGCCTCATTCCACTCAATGTTGATCTTGACCTCGTGGTACTGCAGGGCAATAAGGGGCAGAGCAGCTCCAGGGTTGCGAGTGTAGAAGAAGTTGAGGGGGATGTACAGAACATTCGGCAGAGCGGGGTGACCGGAGTTGCCGGTGCCGCTGATACAAGCAGACGTGTCCGTGAACGCAACCGTCGTAGCCTTTGAACCCAGAGCCGCGACTTCTGGACTACCCCCTTCCGTAGCGGAAACGTACACACTGTCACTGTACGCCTGAGTCAGCGAAGATGTGTTGGGACCTCCACCGACCATGTTCCACAGCTTCTTGGATGTCGTCAGGTCGCTTGATAGAGCGTCCCACAGGTACAGCCACTCTCCATACAGACGGTCAATGAGCTGCCCGCCAATATCCAGCTCAACGTACTTGATTAGATTGTACCCCAGACGTCCCTGGTCGTTGTTGAATGTCCCGACCGGCATAACAACCTCGATGTACGTGGAGTACAGTAGATCAGCGTGGCGGCCAATGAGCGCCGAGTGCTTTACGCCCCACGCAGCCTGGCCAGTCAGATTAATACGGAAAGGCTCCATCGCAAAGTTCGTGTGGCGCTTAAACAGACCCTTCCAGAACGTGATCTGGGGATTGCCGGAAAGGTATGCGTCCTGGGCGCCGTAGGCTACAAGCTGTAGTAAACCTCCACCCATTTGGTATTTATATGTTCCTTACACTCTTTTTTTCTGGAATCTACTTGCGACTATGGCGGGAGCTCCGACGAAACCGACGACGACGACCACCCTTGGGTACATCCTCAGTGCGCGTTACTGAATGGTAAGCATCTGCATCCTGAACCGCTAGTGGCGGCGATTTCGCATCCCAAGGAACCGCGTCTTTGTTATCCACATCAGGAGGAGTAATACGATTTCCTCCGCGCGCCTTATAAGTCTTTTTGGCAGATTTTAG